TCTAAGTCTGAGCTGTCTAAGTCGACTTCTCCTGCTCGAAGCCTTAAGGCCATCTCATAGAGCTTGATTGAATCCCCGTCGGTGCGCTTGACTAGACTCGTCGAGACGACTTCAGCCATGTCTACCGGCGGATCAAACGACTGGCCATCTAAGTCTTTGATTTCTTTTCCTTTCAGTAAGATCTTCATAGCTTTTTATCCTCCTGGAGATAGTCTATAAGATCTTTGTCTTCTATGGAAGGCCAAGAGACTTTCTCGGGAAAGCCTTCTTGCTTAGGAAGATCTCGGAGGGCTTGTCTATAAGCCAGGATCTCTGAGAGCTTAGTCTTAAGCGGGCTATCCGGTAAGACCATCCAGTCTGTCTCGGCAAGTTTTCGATTCCGCTCAGCTCGGATCTGCTCGGCAAATCTCTTGAGCCGCTCTTGCTCGACTTGCTCTTTAGTCTTTCCGACTAACTTCATGATAGTCTCCTATGTCCCATTCCGGCCAAGTGAGTTGACTGTAGTATCTTCTCACGACAAGCCAGAGTTCTCCTTTCTCATCTCGCTTGGCTTCGAGAATTCTGAACTCTGTCTGCTCGGTTATATCTGGCCATTCGACTGAGTCTGGGTCAAATTCATAGATCTCATCATCAATCTGAATAGTGTTCTCATTGATATATACAATCCTCGTGTCTTTGTCGCTATGACAAGGGCTATATTTTATTCTCATTCTACTTCCACCTTCCGATAGCATAATACCCTGGTTTACCTTGTGCATTGTTAGCAGTGCTACATACGGCTATAGTACACCCGGTAGGTGTTAAGCCATTTCCAATATCCCAAGGGCTTGCCCAAACCACCCCGTTGACAGCAATATGTGCCGCAATAACCTTAGGATACGTAATGAACGGTACAGGAAAAGTAAATATCTGTTCAAAATAATAACCGCCAATATCCCACTTAGACGTAGTTACTGTTGTTCCTGTATGCCAACAAATCATCGTCCCGTCGCTAAACTTAATCCATGTGCCGTTTGAATTCGAGCCGACTTCGATGACGCCTGCTCCAAGTTGTTCGGAGATCTTCGAGCCATAGGAGGTAATCCCAACCATGAGACGATATCCAGTTAGAATCAGCCGAGGGTTTGTCACAGAGGGAGGATCAAAAGAAAACGCATCAAAGGGAAACTTGCCTAAGAACTCGTCTCGGATTTCTTGGATGCCGGGGCGGCCAGGCCGTTGTAGACTGCCCGAGAAATTCTCTGCATCCGCCATAGATCAAGCCTCCTTAATAGAGCCGCACTGTCCCTGAGTCTTCCCAAGAGGAAGAATCCTCCCCAGGACTAGACAGTGTCGCCCAGAAGTCATAGAAGTCTTTCTTGGCTGCATAGGCATCTTGGATTTCTCCATACCGAATCAGAATCCACCATCGGGCATGCAGGATAAGAAGCTGCTCAAACGGTGCAGGTAGATAGATCTCCACGTCTTCTTGGCTAGGGAACTCCGGCATCAGCCGGCAGAGGGCTTCAATTTGAACTGTTTCTTCAGGGGCTTTGTCAAAGAACAAAACCGAACCCTGCAGAGCATAGTAATCGGGGTCTCCTAGCTCAAGCCGGCTGGATTCATCGATCTTAGGAAGCCTCTCAAGCTCAAATCGCTCCTCAGAGTCTTTCTTAATCTGCGTCATCCGGACGATGTCTATAAGTCTATTCGGAGAACTGGGGATAACTAAACAATTCGTCTGTGAGCTTGAGACTATAGGAACTCGCCGGGAGGTGAGTAGATAGCTTGTCGTAGAATCTGGGATCGTATCCCAGGCAGGGAAGACTGTAGCCGTCTGAGACAGAGCATCATAGCCCGTTATAATCCGAAACTGCCCCGATCCTGTTCCTGCAGTGAGCTTTATGACATAACCTGGCAAGAGCCACTCTGGCGCTGAGAAAGACCCCGCTAGCTGAATGGAGCTTACGCCGCCAGAGACAGCTTGGCCTGTAAAGGGTGAGATTTGGAAGAAAACTGGGCTCAGTTGATAGACGGAACTGGAAAGCCGGCCTCCTCGAGGGAGCCTCAATGACAAGACAAACTCATAGGCTCTTCGGAGATACCGGTCTAGGATGCTTCGGCCATTAGGATCTGTCGGATCTAACTCAGTATTCCGGCCGACCAGCTCGAAGAGATCCTGGCGGAGGGCTTGTAATGTTGCCATTAGACTGTCTCCTTTTAGCTACCTGCGGGAACTTGCGTAGCTCGCACACCCGCAAGGAATCCCATAGAACTTACCTTGGAGTCTTCGCATGTCCTTCTCGGGGAAAGGCAACCCGCAAGCCGCACAGTTATGCCATATAGAACTACGGGGGGTTCCGCTCACCCCCCGTAGTGTGTAGTAGTATTTTACTCCCTCTTCTTCGTAGTAGCTAAGCTCAGGCATCTAGCCCTCCTTAGCTACCTGCATTCGCACAGACCCCATAGGCCGAGAAGAAATCGAATGTCCACCGGCCGGAGATCCCATAGATCGTATTCCCCGTCCACGGATCATCCCACATTCGCCTCTGGAAGGGCTTAGAGACAATATGCCGCAGATCCATGAGATCCAAGTCGATGAAGAAATACCCCGCATAGGTCGATCCTAAATAATGCGAAACCATGAAGCTCATAGAGTTTTGATTGACGTTAATCTTGGTCGAGTAGTTCTGCGTAGGATCAACTTCATTCTCGAGCAAGATCTTTGCGGTGTCTCGCAGAGCCGGGCCTACGACAAGCAGAATCCTCCGACCTGCCCGCACGGGGAGACCTTTCGAGTTGACTAAGTTCTCGAAGTAATCCCTCGCTGCGGCGATCGTAGAGGCCGACAAGCTCGCCCCCGTCTGCAGGTTGCTGAATGTCGCAGAAGCCGCTCCTGTCCAGGGATCTAGAATCGTGTGGCTTGTGGAGAATAGGGGCTGCCCATCTACCCCCACTCGGTAGGTCGAAACGAAGCCACTTAGGAGCAGATCAACTGCAGTGATCTCTTTGGTATACTGGCTAGACAGGGCTAAGAACTCAGGGATCCGCTTAATAATCCCTTGCTTGTCCCAGTCTTTGGCCTCTTCGGTGATCGCACAAGCCAGGGCATAGTTCTTAAACGTCACCGTCTTCGTATTGCCCTGCTTGATAGATTCCAGCGAGATCATCGAGCCTTCCGGCTTGTAGACCAGAGGTCCTAACGCAGAGATCTCTCCTTCTCGGATGTAGCGGTCTTTGGTCTCAGACATCTTGGTGAACTGCGTATACTCAGCCGGATACATCTCCAAGGTTTCAATGAATACCCGGTCAAGGTCTTTGTTAGACAGATAGCTTGTACTTTGGCTATTGACAACTCCTCCTACAGGCATCTTACACCTCCTTTATTAGCCCGCTACAGGCCAAGCCGATTTAGCCGTGAGGACACGCACAACGGCCAAAGAAAGATCTTGCGAGGTATTCCCCCCGAAGCCGACAGTATTGAAGACGCAGTATGTCGAGGTTGAGGTCATGTCGATGTAGTAGTTTCCACTCGACACATAGAGCCCCACAGGCTTTCCAAAGGCCTCAGTTAAGTTGACCACCGTGCCTGTCTTGACCCGAGCCTCCAAGACCATTTCTCGCAGAGCTGGATAGAAGAGAATCTTCTGTCGAGTCCCCGTAGCTCCTGTCACCCCGTGCGCCGCATACCCAAAAATCGTAGTACTCGTGGCGGCGGCCGTAGAGAGACTTCCGTCGGCTTTCCGGATGAGCGGCTGCCCTTCCTGGATCGTCACCCCCGAAGCTGCCAAGCCCTCTTCCAGGGGCGGGACATTCTTGACTGGACGGAAATTGAACGGGATATTAGCGTTCGCCATACCTCCTAACTCCTTTGACTCGGAGAAACGTCCCCAAGTCCTTAGATAGGGATTCTAGGAATCCCCTATATAGTAAATATTATATCACGAAATTGTTCAAAATGTCAATGGCCAAAAACAGAAAAGCCTAGCCCAGTTAGGCAACCTGGCTAGGCTACAGAAAAAGACTCTCTGGGCTTGACTAGGCTTTCTTGTCCTTCACGCTCGGATCATAGACTTGCGTGAGCTCTTCTTCTTCGTAGGATACTTTGAGCTTGGCGTCAATGTCCATGTAGGAGTTATAGTCCTTCTGGGCTCGGGCAGCGGCTTCTTTCTTGGCTTCTTGCAAGTCTTGGTCAGCCGAGATGACTCGGTCATGAGATCTCTTAGCTACAGCCTGCAAATGCCGCTCATAGCGGTCTTTGTCGATATACATAGCTACATGTTCGGGCTTACCGGTCGTGGGATTATAGACATAGACCTTGTCCGGATCGAGGCCATTGTCTTTATCTCGCTCCGGGTTCGAGTGCGGCAGGACTTGCTTGAAAGCTGTGGAAGACCGGGAGACATATTTATAGCCGGCATACTCGGCAGCCTTTGCTTGCTCTAGGGACGGAAAGAAGACATGCTTATCCGGAGGAGCCTCCATCTTGAACCGGTTCCAGGCATTCGAGGGAATGAGTTCTATGACTTCAAGCTCTCCAAAATAACCTTTGCCGGGGCTTTTCTTACCTTGCTCCCAGAGAGCCTTCGCTACAAAGTAATTTTGCTTAGACTGATAATCCATCTCTTCGACGATGTTATCGGGAAGGGGAAAGAACTTATCGACGGAAGGCCATTCAAGAATCTTTCCTGCGTGGATAGCTGCTACAATCTCGGAGATGTCTTGGTCTTCGTTAATGACTCGAAAGGCTTCCCGAGGCTTTCCAGATTCAGCTGGAGTGCCCAGATTTTTTCTCTTTGCCATGGTCTAATCCTCCTCCTAGGGTTTAAGTTTATTTTTTGGGCTTAGAATACTTCTCAATGAGCCGAGCTTTGGTATCTTCCCAGAACGCCGATCCCGGTCCGATTCCTAGGGCCTTTGCCCGCTCGATCTCCTCGGGGGGAACATAGACTCGGCGTTTAGAAGCGGGCTCTTGCCCCGGAGAGGGCTGGCTGGGAGTCTGCCTGGGCGGAATAGGTCGAGACTGCCCGGGCTTTGCCGAGCTCTTCTCAAGCTCTTGGAGCTTTTCTTGGAGCTTCTTCTCAATGATCTTGTCTATGTTCTTGGCTTTGACTTGCTCCAAAGCCCATCGGTAGACACCAGGGGTGAGCTGATTTTGCGCCGGAAGCGACTTGACAAGCTCCCGGATTTCCGGCTCGAATTCTCGGAATTCTGGGCTTGAGAGTTTTAGCAATTCTGCCTCCTGCTCGACAAGCCGCTTAGAGGTCTCCGCTGCTACGAAACCGGCCACAGAGTCTACTTTGGCCGCTATGATCTGGTCTATGAGCTCCGCAGGGTTATCTGTCGAATACAACTCTTCGTTGATTTTCTTCTTCTCTTCGGGAGTCAGCCGGGCGGTGATAGGCTTAGGAGGCTCAGCGGGGGCCGGCTTCGGTTTTAGGCTAGAGGCGATTTCTTTTAAGCTCTCCGCTAATGCATTCGTAGAAAGCTCAGCCTTGGCCTTTTCGAGGCGCTCTTGGATGAGTTTGTCAATGTCTAGAGCCGGAGCAGGCGGAGGGCTCGTCTTATCCGGTTCATCGATAGGCTCCGTAGAGATATCAAAGTCATCCAAGTTTGAAGAGTCCGGAGGAGTCTGATCGGGAGGGGTCTTAGGAGCTTTGCCTGGATCGACCACCTCACCCAAGTCTGGGAAGTCATAGTCTGCAAGATTTTTGTCTATATCACTCATAGCGTTTCTCCTTTCTTAGGCTTAGAAAGCTCTGCTTGGCTATAGAGATAGTCTTTTAGGTCTTCGATAGCCTGCACATAGCCTTGATAGAATCGAATCTTGTCGGGCTCAGAGCCTAAGGCCTTCAGCACTGCCCAGGCTTGAGAGGATTTTGAATCTAAGAACTCTTCAATCTGAGTCCAGACCAGTGAGTCTAGGAAGCCTTGGAAAGCCTCCCGCCGGCTCTGGTCTTCGTAGTAGTCAAGATTTCCTTCTTCGTCTCTGGGCGGATCAGGTCTGAATAAGATCTTCTTAGGCATTGCTCACACCTCCTCTGGACTGGGTGAGCCCGGTTCACCTGCCCCGCTCACTCCTCCAAACTCGCTTGTCTCGCTAGCCAAGGGAATCTGCGGAGCGGGGGTGAATCCTCCGGGCTGGCCGCCGGCTTGGCTGCCAGGGCCTATAGCTTGCGCCATGGCCATTTGGACTGCTTGCAAGTCTTTCACTAAGAAAGCTTCTGCGAACTGCCGCAAGACGGCCAACTTTCGGCTATCCGGCAAGAATCCAGTCTCGTCTTCCTGGTCAAAGAGCTTGAGGATCTCTTGCATCTGCCGAGTAGCTGTCTCCAGGGCCGCTATAGCCACCGACATAGCCATCGGACCGAGCTTCTTCGAGTCAACCATCTGGGCTAGTTGAATCACTCGCTCGAAATACATTGTCATAATCTGAACGACTGTCAGAGCATTCTGCCGCTGGGCTTCAAAGGTCTCGTCTACATCGGTCACGTTAACGGAGAAAGAGAACTGCGCAGGGATCTGATAAGGATCAATCGAGAGGGCTTTCTCAAGCAGGTCTAGCTTGTCGGGGCTTAGCCGGCCTACCCGGCGCTCATGCTCGATGACAAGGTCTTTGTGTAGGACTAGCACTCGCATGACTTTCTTGTAGATCTCCGTGAGGGCAGACTCATAATTGGCTAAGATCGTAGTGAACATGGCGGAAGACTGCTTAAGCCGGAGGACTTGACCGCCCACCGTGTCGGCCGTGCGCATGACAGAATCGGGGAATCCAGCGAGCGTGTCCGTGGCGCCTGTGTTCTTCTGGAGCCATGTAATCGAATTGAACTCTTCCTGGCGAGTATTCAGGAAGCTCTTCTCGAAGACTATAGGGATTAGATCATCCGGGCTATCTACAGGAATCCGCTTACCGGGGTAGATCTCATCGGTCAGCGGAATCGGGCTTCCCCGCTTGATCTTGAACATAGGAGCATCTGTCAGGGCTATTCCATCCAGACGGCTATTGTAGAGCGTATTGATGACCTGCTGCATATATTCGGTCTGTTGGCCAACTCCGATGCCCCAGATAAAGCCGGGCCGGTTCTCGTAGGAGACAGTTGAGATCATCCGCTCGCCATAGGAGTTGAACTCCACGGAGAGGATTTCTCGACTCTCAGGATGATAGACCACGAGTAGATCTTCGCTAAAACCGTCGTCGTCGATATCAAGCATCACGTAGGCTTCGTAGAGCTCGGCGACAGTCGTGTCGGATCGAGTTGTACCCGTATAAGGCCGAGTCTGAGTTTCTTTTAAACTCTCTGATTCCGTGAGACTTCCTAAGACTTTTTCTACAGCATCGGGGTCAAAATATCCGAGCTTAGAAAGGCTCTTGAGCTCGTGGCTCGATAGGGTCACCCGCTCTAAGACTACAGGGCTTCTCTGAAGATCTTGAAAAGCCTGATCGAATAGAATATCTGTCGGCTGGATGAAGACGACTCGAGGCCCGAAGTGATCCGTTACGGTATATTTTACGGTCTTCCGAGAGCCTGAGACGGGGTCTTCTTCCTCGACCGTGACGACTCGCTCGCGGTTATCAAAGAGGACTTTTGCAAAGCCTGTTCCATAGAGACAAGAGCTCTTGAGCCAGCTCCGCAAGAACTCATCCATGCCCAGGTCCTGAGGAGACTTGCTCAAGACGGAGAGATATTCTTGCAGAGCCTCCGCTTGGGCTTTCTTGTCGAGATTAGACTCGTCTAAGGGCTTGACGATTACTAGGGGCTTCCGCTGGCTGAGTGCTACCCAGAGAGCCCCATACATGGTCTTGAGGGCTACCGAGGTTGCCGGAACGGCTATATTTGCGGCCTTTGCATGCGGATAGGACTTGGTCTTCTCCTTGGGCTCGCCTTCTGCAAACTTCTCCCAGAGCTCAAACTTTTGCCATAGCCCGGATAAGTCTTCTTGGAAAGACTCAATGGAATCATCCAGGATTTCTTTGAGTTCGGCTAGTTTTCCTTCGTCCAGCGTAATCATGGCTTCTTTGACCTCCTTTTACTATATAGACTTTTATTGATCTTGTGAAGGAGCTAGATGTGTGCCTTGGTAGGAGATCTCTAGACCGAGATCTTCAAGGAACTCAAGGATTTCTTCTACGGGGCATTCACAAGACCAACCGACTTTGAATCGGCCGGCTTCTTCATCGAAGAACACTCCCGGCGAGAGGGCTTGTTTACAGAGTGGACAGCGAGGAAGAGAGATTTTAACTAGTCTAAGCATGGCTTTTTATCTAGACCTCCTTTTGCAGAGATTTTCTTAGGCTTAATCGGGCTTGCGGGGGCATGTTAATATCCTGTCACGGGGTCTTTTCCGGCTAAGATAGACTCTTCCTGGTTTTCTCGATCGAGGCGATCTTGGGGGCTGGGCGGGGTGAAGAGCTTAGAAATTGCCATCTTCGCCGCATCGAGGGCATCTTTGCGATGGCTAGCAGGGAAGAGCCGGAGTTCTCGAAGGAATTCTTGACCAGTGCCTCGGCAGACAAAGACTAGGCCTTGGGCAAGAATAGGTCCTAGAGTGAACCGGATCTCGGCTTCTTTGTTCGTTGCAAAAGGAATGTCTATGAAGTTTATGAACTTTCCTCGCCAGAGTCGATCTCGTTCTCGTTCCAGCATCGGCCGGATGATCTTCTGCATGGCGGCTTTTTCTACGCCTATCCAAGGCAGAGCTCCTCCAAAGAACTCTACGCAAGCTTCGACTCGCTGAAAGAGCTCGGAGATCCCGTAGAAGCCGCAGTCTTCATAGACTAGAAATGTCCGGCCGAACCAGTCTCGAGCCCAGACGTGGATGGCCGACAGAGAAGTCTTAGACGTTGCATGGGATTTGTCTGTCCCCGCAGGATCGAGGGCGGCTGAGACGGTCAGATCTTCGAGGCGAAGGAACTCATCTCCCTGTGGCCAAGGGGGCTCTGAGCCTGTCTGATTAGAGACCTCGAGCTTGTCCTCTTGGCGCAGAACGATGACAAACTCCCCAGATTTGGATCGCATGAGGCTCGCTTGGCCGACAGGAAAGTCTTTGAACTCAAGCTGGCCTCCGTCTTGAGGAAGCATGCGGTATTGGGAATAGTAGAGAGCCGGATTGGCTTTGCGCAAGTCTTCTAGAGACTCTTCGGTCTGGACTTCAGGGAGCGTCGGCCGGCCGTACTCGAGAACGTCTCGAAAATAGACTGTCCATTTGCGAGAGCCTCCCGGAGGGTATTCTTCGACAAGGTCTTTATAGCCGAGAGACTGCTTGATATTCTTGAAGACATAGCTATAGAGGCTCTCCGCTCCGAAAGTTGTGAAGGCTAGAAGGAATCGGCTTTTGAGGCTCTTCATGGAGGCTTTCTCGGCTGTCAAGAACCAGGTGATCTTACTGGACATAGAAGCAGAAGACAAATTCTCGCTGGTCAAATCGTCTAAGCCGATTAAGTCATCTCCGATGACCAGGTCTGCCCGGTCGCCCTCTGTAGAGCCCATACAGCCAGAAGCTGAGCATGTGGGCTCTTTGGAGAACTTTGTCCGGGCGGGGGAGATGAAGCGTTCTGTATTCCACAAGACCGAGTCTTTCCATGCACAATGCCGAGGGAAGAGGATCTCTAAGACGGGATTGATCATGAAGGCCATCCGGATGGCATGCACGAATTTGGCGGCTCGGGGCTGAGTGGCATTCACCACGAGAATCGAGATATTAGGATCTCGGAGGATCTCCCAAATAGAGCCTCCGATCGTGAGAATATCTGTCTTACCGGAGCCCCGAAAGATGCAGAAACCGAAACGGCTTCCTGGGCTCATGCAGGCGTCAGACTGTCTCATATTGGCCATGTCGAGCTGCAGGCCATAGTTGAGATAGTCTAGATTCATCCAGGGGCCTAGGATGAATTTAATGCAGAAGAATAGATTGACTAGGCAAGTCTGGCGGAGAATGTCTAAGACATCTTTGTAGAGGGCGGGGTTAGGACTAGAAATCTCGGACATAGCCTGCTGGATGATTTGCTTGGACTCTGCTAGGCTTGTTTGCGAGAACAGGGGAGCTTGCTCATGGGGGCAGACGGAGAAGTTCTCATAGAATCTCTCCGGGCCGGGAGAGGCGGAGGCAGTCATAGAAGTCTTAGACTCTTCGGTCTTAGTCATGAGGAAAACTCCTGGGCTTTGGCTGGCTGAGGCTTGAGCTTCTCAAGCTGGTCTTCTTCGCTGAGGTCTATCCAGCCGAGAGAAGTAAATTGCCGAGTCGAGATGTCTGAGACTAAGGGAGCAGGTCTATGGTCTTGCAGAGAAGCTTGCTTTCGAGACTTTGGCTTCTTGGGCTTCTTAGGCTTCATAGGCTTGAGTCCTCTCGGTCTTTGCCGGCCGGCTTCACGACTTTGGCCATGCCGGGGATAGAGACAGAGGCCGGCTTAGAAGGAGAACTCCCTCGGCCTGGCCGGCTTGCAGGGCTTAGATCTTGGAAGATCTTGGCTAGCGGGGAAGAGTCTTGAGAGATGGATCGGGGGCTAGACTGGATGTCTGGGTTTAGGGCTAGAGACTCGCCTAGCTTCTTCTCGGCGAGCTTGACTCCGAAGGCTAAGCCAAGGCCTTGGAAAGCGGCCTTGAGGGCTTCCGCTAAGGCCGGGAGGCTGTGGGAGGAGTCTTCGCCGGGGAGGTCTTGGCCGGAACGGGCGGAGACGCCGGAGTCTTTGAGGATCTGGAGGGCTAGTTCTCGCTTCACGTCGGGGTCGATGTTGGGGCTTGTGATCTGGCGGGAGAGCTCTTCCAAGGCCGGCTCGGCCAGGTCAAGGAGCTTGGCTCGGTAGAGCTGCCGGCGAGAGGCAAGGGAGCTAGGCTGAGTAGGCGAAAGGGCTTGGCCGGCTGGGGAGATTGACGGGCCCGGAGAACTTAGGCCTGGGCTAGGGCTAGACGAGTCGGCAGGGCTAGAGGATCTTTTTAAGGATTTCTTCAAACCCATAGGCTAAGCATAGAAAGACTAGAACAAAAAGTCAAGGAGCCAGAAGGAGCCAGAAGGAGCCAGAAGGAGCCAGAAGGAGCTGGCTTTTTGCGGAGGGCTTGATCGGCTTGCAGGGGCTTGCGGGAGACGGGCGGAGGGCTAACTAGGCTTGATCGGCTTGCAGGGGCTTGAAGGGATTAGTATTGCTTTACTTTTTGTAACTTAGTTGAAATTCTTGAGGCCGACTGGGGGAGGGTCTTTCCCCCCGCCGCCGCCAGCGTTTTCCGACCCTGGTAGGGCTGGCTCAAGCTCGGGTCAGGCCGAACCCTCCCCGGGTCCAGAATCTATGCATAGCCCTGAATAGCCCCTAAAAGCTTAAACAAGTCCAGATAAGCCCAGGTCAAGGCTAGCTCAAGCCTGGATAAGCCCCGATAAGACTAGCCTAAGTCCAGATAAGCTTGGATAAGCCTGGATAAGCCTGGATAAATCCAGAATGCCCAAGGCAAAAAAAATGCCCTAGACTCAAAGCCTAGGGCAAAAAAATTCTCAGGCCTGAGAAGCCTGAGAACAAAAAAAAAGCCCCGGTTTTAGCCGGGGCTTGTGAGGAGGAGATCAG